GGCCAGGGGAATTAGCACGCGCCACTTGCGGTTATCTTCTGTTGCCCCGGATGACGAATAGATAAGTGCGGATGAGTCGCCTGTAACTGTGGAAACGGCTGTGCGCAGCTCTGTCAGCGACGGATCACCTTCGTCCACGTCGATTGCCAGCATCCAGTATTCGCCATGCTCGCGCTGGATGGCGTGATTTCTGCCGTTATAATCGCGGTATGTTGATGGAATAATAAACGAGGCGTCGGCCTTTTCCTTGGCCTGCGGCTTGCTCACGAGGTTGGCCAATTCAGCTAAGTCTATTCCGTCATATTCTAGGTATTTGTCGCCAATCTTTGTATCCAGCGCACCGTGCGCTAACAGTAGCTGCTGCTTGCCAACTTCGCTAGTTTTTGTTAATCTGTTCATGTTCGGACCCTTTCCACCAATCACCGGACTTTTTTCCTAGTAACCCCTGCCAGCGTCCCAACTGGCAGGGGTTTTCTTTTGCCTANAATGGGATTTCATCGTCTCCCAGGGCGTCGGCCATGTCTTGCGCTGGTGACGCTGTTGGAGCTGCGGCTGGGCCAAAGTCATCCAAAGATGCGTCCACGCCGCCAGCCATCGTCGTTGGCACTTCGTCAAAGTCATCGAGGCCACCGCCGCCGTAGACTGCGTGAGTGACCTGCACGGTGTCAATAAGTAGCGAAATGCCACCATTGCCGTCTGGATCGGTCACGGGATACGCTGTGACCTTCAGGTTGCCCTTTGAGCCACCCCAGAAAGCTGTGTCGNCCAACGGTTGCTTCATGCCATCAATGACGCGAGGTTTTTCGTTAAGTGCGCCTTGACCGTTGACGCCGTTGCGCTTGGCGCGGAACTCATAGTTGCCGTTGTCCAGCTTTTTCATGCCGAATACCTTGCCGAATGGTGACTTGGTTTGGCAGGTTTCATAGTGGGCTTTTAGCTCGGCGTGCAGCTTACCAGCTTCATCCTTGCTCATTTCCCATCCGATTGAGTATGAAGCGCCGGAGGCTGTTGGCGCGCATTCCTCGGACTTCTTTTCCGAGGTGTTGAAGCGGTAAGTCGCGTTGAGACGAGGGTATTTGAACTCGACGTTGCGGACCATTACGCTTTTGAAGTCAGTTTTAGCCATAGTATTTTCTCCTAGTTAAATGTCGGCTTGTAGCCATCGTGGCAGATCAATCACGTTTGTGATGTCTGACCAACCAGTGTCCCATTTTTGACTTTGATTGGCTTTTGCAATCTTGTCGAGGGTCAGGTGCATTTGCTGCGTACCCCATTCAAGATATTCGGGTGATAGAATGTTGGTTGATACAGCATACGGAGCTGCCTTTTCAACATTCACGAAGACGAATTGGTTGGCTTCATAGCCAGCCAAGTTCAAACAGTAGATATAGAACGCCGCTTGGATGGCGTAGTTATATGTTTGCATGTCCTTTGCCACGCCGCGTGGGCTGGCATCCTGACAGGTTTTCAGGTCATAGATGACGCCTTTTGCGTCCCAGTAGCTATCGGGTCTGCATTTGAGCTGCAATCCGCTCACTGGGTCTGTAGTGAAAAAGCTCGCCTCATTGACCGTTGTTGGGCCTGCCATGCGCTGACCTGCCGGATGGAAAAGCACGCTGTGTGCCATCTCCTGCGCCAGATCGTAGTCGCCGCAAGTCAACAGGGTTTTACCTTCTGCCTGCGCCTGTTCGTGCAGTTCTGACCATGCTTTGCCTCGGCGGGTTTCTGGTCCGCGTATGACATCGGCGCCGTCTTCAAGCACCATTGAGTGACAGCAAGTGCCAAGATCGAAGGCCACGCTGGATTTGTAGACTTTGGTTCTCCAGTGTGCCAGCGACTTGCTGTAGACCAGCTTCACGTCAGATGAGCTAATCGCGTCAGTGGCGTGATATTGAGCATTGGTTAGCTGGTCAGCGGGGATCATTTAATGTCACCATCCAACTTATATCCCAATTCGCTATTGTAAAGCCCAGCAATTCTCTCCAGAGCGTGACCGATCCGATGTAGACCGTTACCAATTTCCCCTACAACGCTATCGTTTCGTCCAAGATCGGCAATAGCATCGGCAATAGCGTCAGAAGCACTTGGTTCCTTTAAGCTGCTTAATTCACTGCCAAGTTCTTTAATAGTAAATTGTATTACGGATTTAATTTCATCTTCAGTCATTGCATTTTCTCCCTAGCAATATAGCAGAAGGTCTCGAAATCGACCTCTACTGTGTAATCGTGATCGCAATCAGTAAGCGCAGCCAGCGGGATCACACATCGCATCGGCTTGCGGTCGTATTTGTAGATTAGACATGGCATCTTGCCATCAAGATCGGCAGCACCCGCAGCTTGATCCCACCATGCAGGCGCACCGCCGATTGGGCCGCTGGCGTATCGCTTCAGCTCCAAGGTAAACGGGAATGCCGGGTCATCTGGGATCAGGTCAGCGTGGCCAGCGGTTCGATATTGCTCTAGGTTTCTCTTAAAGTTAATACCCAGCTCATCGCGTAAGGCGTTGGCCGTCTCGCGTTCAAAACTTGCTCCCTTATTGCGCCCATTGACCATTAGTCAACTCGCGGCTGAGTAACTTCAACGCCAGCATCAGCCGCCCTTTCCACAGCAGAACTCCGCACGAATGCTGTAAATGACAACCCAGATCGCCGCGCAGCCTCTGCGATGGCTTCTTTTTGGGCCTGGGTAAACCCTATCAACTGCTTATGATCCATTGGACCCTCCTATCCTTGCCCCTCATCCTTAATATTAAATAAATACTATTGCAAGCGCAAAATATGTATTGCAAATATTGTTATGATATGTAATGAGGAGTTACAGAATGTTAAAACAAAGGAAAATGTAATGCACACTAAATCAATCATTGTAACCAATGTTCACTTCAACGGCTTTTGCTTCGCTTATGATATAGAGAGCGCAGAAGGCGTCTTTATTCCTGCTGGCGTTGTTGATGGCCACAATGTCAAAGCTGGCGACAGCATCAATGCTGTCCTGATTCCGAATTATTCCGACAAGGCCAGCTCGACACCTTGGATGGCGATTAAGATTGAGAACGGGGTTAAGTTCCCGCAGCCTGAGACCACTGGTGATGCCATTGAGGTTCCAGAGCCAGCACCGGAGCCGGAGCAAGTATCGCCTCAGAACCTCGACAAGGCTGTCTTCTCTTACATCAGTGAGACGAAATACTGCACCACCTCTGAGATTGCTGACTATTTAAACATTGACAGTAAGACAGCAGGCAACTCGGCCCAGCGCAATTTTAGTGCTGGACGCATTGCCAAGGCTGCTGTGTATAACCGTGTTGGTTTGACCAAGCCCAATTTCATCTTGTGGGCTGTAAACGCCTCTGACTTTGTGGAAACTTGATATGAGCAATTTAATTGATTGCCCCGAATGCGATGGTGACGGCACGGTTGAGCGCGAGGTCTGGGTGCGCCAGAGTGCGACCTGGCACGGCGACTTTGGGTCGGAGGTGCAGGACTGCGACAACTGCAATGGAAAAGGTCAGATCGAACCGCTGGAGGAAGACGAATGAAAATAGCAGTCTGGTTCTCTTGCGGTGCGGCCAGTGCGGCGGCGCTAAAGCTCACTGTTGATAAATACGGCGCTGACAGCGTGTACGCCGTCAACAATCCTGTGATTGAGGAACATCATGACAATATGCGTTTTGCTAAAGACGTTGCAGATTGGGTTGGCATTGACATCCAATACGCAGTCAACTCCCAATATCCATTGGCGTCCGTGGTTGACGTATTTGACCGCCGCAAGGGTATGGCGTTCCCCCACGGTGCGCCGTGTACAGTTGAGCTAAAGAAACGCGCCCGCCAAGAATGGGAAGAAAGCAACCCCGTTGATTGGCATGTGCTTGGTTTTACCGTTGATGAGCGCAACAGGCATGATCGTTTCGTCATGACTGAGCGTGACAATGTATTGCCGATCCTGATTGACGCCAACATGACCAAGAACGACTGTGCGGATATGATCCGCTCTGCTGGCATAAAGCTGCCTGAGATTTATGGCCGAGGCTTTCCAAACGCCAACTGCATTGG